TTAGAGGCGATCTGCTGGAGCGCCAGGAAGGAGCCGTTGAGCGCGTCATTGCTCAGGCCCAACGACTGGCCGGCCTTGGAGACGGCCGCGAAGAGCTGTTTCTGCTGCTCCAGCGGCACACCAGCCGCACTAGCGGCAGCGGTGAAGCTGCCAAAGCTGTCGGAGAGGGTGACAAAGGAGAGTCCCAGCTCATCGGAGAGCTTGCGGGTGAAGTCCAAGGCGCCGGCAGCACCACTGGGGCCGAGCGTGTTCTGCAGCTTGCGGCCGATGTTCTCCAGCTCCACCGCCGCATCCACTGCACCCTTGAGCGCTGTGGCCACGCCGGCGATGCCAACCCCGATACCAGCGGCAGCAGCTAGGCCACCCAGCCCTTGACCGAGTGACGCGCCAATGCCACCGCCTTGGGCAGCATCTGCCTTGGTGCGCTCGGTGGTGGCCTTACGGATCTCAGCGGCCAGTTCTTTGTATTTCTGGCTGCCGATCTCAACCAGCCGGATCTCTTCTTTAAGGCTGTTGATCCTGATGTCCAGCGCTGCCAGCGTGCCCTTATTGGCACTGAGCGCTGACTGAATACCGGTGCCGGCCTGCTTGGCCTGCTGCAGCACCTGCCCTAAACCTTGACGGAACCCGGCCAGGTTCAGGTCAATGTCAAAGACTGCACGGCCGAGCGATTCCGCCACGCTTTCTAACCCTGTGCTGTGAAGTTGCCCCTCAGCGCAGCAACTTCTGCAATGTCGTCAGTGGCGGGAGCTTCACCAGCGCGGGCTTGATCCAATCACGCGGGGGCATCTGATTGCCGGCCTTGGTGCGGTAGCCCTTCAGCACATAGACCGAATAGTCGACGTTCCAGCTGTAGCGGTAAGCAAAAGGGCCAGGCTGACTGCGGCCAATGCTTTGACGCAGAGCACCGCTGTCGATGATGTCGCGGGGGCTGCCGACACTTTCGCGGCCTTTGCCTTTGCGGTTGTAACTGCCGCGTGTGGTCTTGTACGTGGTGGGCCAGCTGAATTGCTTGGTGCTGATCTCTTTGGTGAACTGCGCTTCCAGCAGCTGGCTATAGCGCTCCCAGGCGCGCTCTAGGCGCTCTTCAATCAGCCGGCCGTCCACCTCAATGCGCATGGCTCACTCCTGGCGCACCGCATCCAAGACGACGACATGACCGAGGGCACTCTCCAAGACGCTGCCAATGCCACCACGGCCGTAAGCGCTGCGGGCCGCCACCAGCGTCACGTCAAAGGTGCTGCCGTCGTCGATCTCAAGCGTGCCGGTCATGCCTTCCAACACCGCATCATCCAGCAGCTGCGGATCGGTGGCATACCCCTCAAAACGCGAGGTGCGCACATCCACGCCAGCAAAGTTCTGGCCGATGGTGGCGCCGATTTCTTTGACAAAGACCCGGTAAGCCTGCGCCGTAGTGTTCGCCACCACGTTGCCGGTTGCCGGGTCTGTTGTGGTGCCCGCTGCGGGGAGGTGAAAGGTCACCTCCCCATTGCTGTAGGCATTAAGCGGGCTGGCCATCAGTTAGCTCAGGGGGTAGGAGCAACGGCAGCGGTATAGGAATAGCTCCCATAGCCCTGAATCGAGAACGAGACAGTAGCTATACCGCCAGCCTCAATCGATTCAGAGAAATCGGTGATGATGCCGATGCCAGCGTGCTTCTCCACGGTGCTCACGGAAGCACCAGGATCAGGCGATTCCCGATACCACTTCACGTATTGACCGGTCGGCGCATCCAGAGCGGCGTCCTTGAGTAGCTGATAGCCGGGGTCGACAGTATCTAAATTCATGGACATCGGAATGCTGTAGCTCTGCGATGTGGCTACGGCTTTTTGGAAACCACCTGCAGTGCCGTAATCGGTCACCGTTTGAGTTTCAGTGGTGCCTTCAATACCGGCATTAGTGAGATTCAAGATCTCAGTGAGGCCGGTGCTGCTGGTGGGATGGGCGTCATCAGCGGAGGCGGCATCCGCCATCCACAGGCGGTAACCGATGGCGGACATGAAAGCCAAGAGGGTCGCTCCTAAAGCGGTCTGCCTGAAATTGCCGCCGTGGCATCAGCATGAAAAAACCCCAAGGGCCCGCCCCTGGGGTCTCACCAGTACGGGGTGAGTTACTTCTTCTTGCGGCTGCTGCGCTTGGTGGTTGAGCTGCTCTTGCGGCTGCCGCTGCTCTTACCACCGCCATAGGCCGCTGCTTTGCGATCCAACGCGGCATTACGGGCCGAGGTTTTGGCTGCCATGGCCTTGCCCTTGGCGCGACCAGCAGCACGAGCTGCGGCTACACCCGAGCCTCCAGCCTTTTTGCCCTTACCGCTGAGGTTGTTGGACACGCGAGTCAGGCCAGACTTGGCGCCGCCAGCTTGACGGTTCCAGAACGCTTTTTCCTTGGCAGAAGCCTTGGGATTACTGGCAACGTTGCTGGCCATCTTGGTCAGCTCACGAGCTTTGCCGCTGGCCTCTTTGTATTTAGCCCGAGCGCTTTCGTTCTTGGCACTTTTACCAACTTTGCCAGAGCTGGAGAAGCGACCACGGGAGTCGCGCTTTTGATTGCGGGCCATAAAGCCAAGGGGACTTCTGGCTGAAATTGCCCTTAGGACCGCAGCAGTTCAGCCTGCCCGCCTTGCTTGGCGTAGAGGTTGGAGAAGCGACCGTCGTAGCCGATGGCGAGCGATAGCTGCTCACGCCAGTAGGCCTGTTGGGTGCGGATGCCGGCGAGCTTGGCCTCGGGGTTGCCGGGCTGCCACTCCAGCACGTCAGCGCGGATCAGGCCCAGGTCTTCAGAGGCCTTGGTCTCGAAGCTGGTTTCGAGGGTGTTGAGCTTGCCGATGGCGGTCTGGCTGGTGGTGATCGACGCAGCAGAGGCTTCACCCATGAGCACATCGAGGTGATCAAGGGCGATGGTGGTGGCGGGGATGGCGAGATGCCGGCGGATTGCTTCGCGGTCAGTGGAAACCCAGGCCATGGCGGCAGCTTTTGCTTAGGTTGCCCCTTCTTTCAGCCGTGGCGGGCTCCACAGCGCCTCGGGTGCGCGCTCTTGACCGAGCGCCTTCTCAAACGGCGTGGGTCCACTGATGGGTTTCTTGCCTGCTGCTTCCAGATCGGCGAGCACATCAGCGCGGCTTTTGGCTTCCGCCTGCGGATCCACCAGGCCTAGCTCCACCCATTGCGGATCCCATGGGGTGACAGTGCAGCGGCAATTCGGGTGCGCTGGCGTCACCACTTCCCCGAGCTTGTAAACCTTGCCGTGCCGTGGAGCGCAGTAACCGCAGGTGCGGCTGCTGCCGACCGCCTGCCATTGCACTAGCTCAATGCCTTCGGCCTCGTAGCGGAGTTTGCTGCCTTCCACCATCGCGGCGGCCATCTCGGTGCGGGCGACGGTTTGCGCGCGGCTTTTGGTCAGTTCGACGCTGTTCTGCAGGGTCTTGCGCAGCTGCCGCCAGCTGTCCCCTTGCGCTAGGTGAAACTCCACCCCACCGATGATGCGGCCGCGCAGATCCACCTCCACTAGGCGGTTGAGAGCAGCAAAGGCCTGGGTGCCCCGGCCACCAGCGGCGTAGCCCGCCAAGGCGTTCTGCCGTTGAGCCGCCGCGATCATGGCGCTGGGGTTTTGCTGCACCATCGCCGGGGTCAAGATCGCCGTGGGATCAGCAATGGCATCGGCGAAGACCGCAGCGGCTTGCTCTGGGTTGAGGCGCATCGCCTCCTGCTTGGCCTTGTTGAGTTCCGCTAGCGCCCAGAAGTCCGATGCTTGTTGCCCATCCAGCAGGGCCTGATTGACCACCTGCTGCAGCTCAGGCGGGAGGCGCATGGTCTGCAGCTCCTGCTCCAGCTGCTGGCGGAGGATCAACAGCTGCCGCAGCGGCATGTCGTTGCCGCCTTCACGCGCACGCTTGTAGGCGATTTCGATGCGACCTTCGAGGGAGCGGTAGGCATCGGTGAGGCCGTTGATGATGTCGCGCTCAAACGGGCCGAGCAGCGCATCACTGAGCCGCTCCCAGCTGTCGGCGGCGTCCATCAGCTACCAGGCTGCAGCGCCTGCGGTGGCGCCATGATGCCCTGCTCTAGGAGTAGGCGATCCCGCTCCAGCTGCGATTCCAGTTGCCGCTGATCGCTGCCATCCAGGCCGAGCACCTCGGCTTCCACATCGAAGTCCACCGGCAGGATGCCGCCACGTTGCAGCAGCTCCAGCGTGGTCTCCTTGCTGATGTAACCGCCATCGGCAAGGCTCTGGATCTGAGCGACCTGCTGCGGTTCGAGGCGCGACTCCAATGCTTGTGCTGCGATCTGCAGCGTGCCGGTGGGTTCCTCGCCGGTGTAGGCGCACCAGAGGAACTGCAACTGCTCAAACAGGCTGCTCTTCTGCATCCCGGCCAGCGCTAGGCCGCTTTGCACCTGACCGGCCTGCAAGCGGGCCTGGGTAGCAGTGACGGCCTCCTGACCGCTCATGAACGCCAGCGTCTCGTTGTTGATCAGCTGCTCGATGTGGCGCAGGTGTTCCTGCTGCTGCTGCAGGCTGCTGCCGGAGGGTTCGGCGAAGCTGAAGTCGCCATCCACCGGCACATCGACGACGCTGTTGGGGCCGATCACCAGGGGCGGCGGGGTCTGACCGTCCATCAGCAGCGCACCACGGCGCACGGGCACCGGCAGGGCGCAGCGGTGCAGCAGCTCGTTGAGATCAGAGCGGCTGCGGTAGTGCTGCAGGGTGAGCAGGGCTAGCTCGCGGAAGGGCGGCAGGCCATGCCCCCAACGCTGGGGCTGCGGGCTGTACCAGACCAGCGGCACCTCAGTGAGGCTGGTGAAACCCTCCTCGATCAGCTGCAGCTTGGTGGTGGCACCGAGCTGTTTGTTCAGCGCGTAGACCTGGAAGGCGCCAGGGGTGAGCACGCGGAAGTAGGGCTCAACGGTGAAGCCAAAGCTGCCGGCATCCACCTCACGCCATTCGAGCAGCGTGGCCTGCACCAGCTGCTCTTGACCGGCGATGTATTCGGTCTTCCAGTTGAGGATGTTGCGGCGCTCCAGCAGCACCAGGTAGGGCTGACGGCCAAGGGCAAGGCGGTCGGCCTCAGAGGGCACCGCGACCTGCTGCGGCATTTCGACCATCACGGCGCAGCCGCCATCGCGCATGGCGAGGCTGTCGGCCATGGCCATGAAGGCCGTCAGGTTGTTACCCAGCTGATCCACATCCTCCAGCTGCTGCTCCAGTGAACCGGGCAGATCTGAGAGGGTGAATTGCGACAGGATTCCGCTCATGGCCTCAATGGCCTTGCGGAAGCTGGGCACGTAGGTGGCGCGCGCTAAGCGATTGCGATAGGCGCGGTCGGGCTCCTTGGTTTCCTGCGGCAGGTAGGTGGCTTGACTGCCGCGCAGACCGAGCCAGCAGTCGGCCAGCAGCTGC